ATTCCTTTAGACCCTAATAAACCTGAAGATGTAGATACTAAAGCTTCTGACCATGCTTATGATGCATTACGATACTTAGTAATGTCAAGACCTAAATCAAGAACTGCTTGGGAAGATATGAGTAATTTAAAACGATTTGTACCAGCAGACCCAACCTTTGGATATTAATATGCCTTTATATACTTTTAAAAACACAAAGACTAATGAAGAATATGATGAGGTAATGTCATATGAAGAACTTATAGAATATTTAAAACAAGATAATATAGAACAAGTATTTAAAATGAATATGTTTAGATACTCGGATGGTAATGGAATGAAAGACCAATTTACAGATTGGTGTAGAGATAGTAAGGTAGAAGGTAAAGGAAGTTTTAATCCGTATGGTAAAGCTAAGAAAGGTTTTAAAGATGGTCAAAAGAAAAATTAAACTCCGTAAGAAACGTAAGACAGATATAGATAAATACCCTCTAGTAGAAATACGATGGTATGATATTTCTAGTGATTCATCTTGGATGAGTATAGATGATTTAATGTCTATGGAGTTGCCTGAATGTAATACAAAAGGACATTTGCTTTCTCAAACAAAAGGTGTGACTAGAATTTTTGGTGACTATGCTATAGATAAGGCAGGAGATATAGATGAACTTGGTAATGTAACTATTATCCCTACTAGTGTAATTATAGAAATTAAAAAAATAAGTTGACAAACTAAAGAAAAAAGTGTATTATTATAGGTAATCACTTATTAACTAAAGGTTTAAATTTATGGCTGAGTATGGCTCAAATGAATTAGATACTTCTATTCCTAATGAAGATAAAGAAATGGAAGAGAATAAAGAACAATCAGCTTTAGTTGGAATTGTACAATCTAAATTTCAAGAATGCGAAACAACTAGAAGAGATGACGAACTAAGATGGTTACAGTCTTATCATAATTATAGAGGTCGTTATTTTAAAGATGTTAAGTTTAGAGAAAATGAAAAGTCAAGAGTATTTGTTAAAGTAACTAAAACAAAAGTACTTGCAGCTTACGGACAATTAATTGATGTACTATTCGGTGCAAATAAATTTCCATTAACAATTCAAGAAACAAGAGTACCTGAAGGTATTGCAGAGTATGCTCACCTGAATCCTTTAAAAGAAAAACAAGGTGATGAAAATTTAAATCCTATTCCTGGTATTGAAGGAAATATGGATTATCAACCTGGTGAAGAAATGTCAATGCAACCTAACTTAAGTAGTTTAGGTTTTCCTGGTGATGGAAGAGAACTACCAAAAGGTGCAACATTTAATACATTAAACGAATTACAATTAGGAGAGCTTCAAAAAGAATATGAAGCTGCTGACTTAACAGAAGGACCAGCACCATCTCCTGAAATGCCACAAATTAAACCTGCACAAATTGCAGCACGAAGATTAGAAAAATTAATTCATGACCAAATAGAAGAATCAGATGGAAGCATTGCTTTGCGTAATGCAATCTTTGAAGCTTGTCTATTAGGTACAGGAATTATTAAAGGACCTTTTACTTATAATAAAACTTTACATAAATATATTAATACAGGTAACGGTAGAGAATATGTTCCTGAGATTGTAAAAGTTCCTAAAATAGAATTTGTTAGTATCTGGGATTTTTATCCAGACCCTAATGCAAGAAGTATGGATGAAGCAGAATTTATTATCCAACGACACAGATTAAACAGACATCAATTTTTAGATTTAGCTAATAGACCTTTCTTTAAAAAACAAGCCATCATGGAATGTTTAAAGATGGGTGCTAACTATAATAAAAAAGAATGGGAAACTGATATTGATTTAGAAAAAAGTCATTACGCAGATATCACTCATAATAGATTTGAAGTTTTAGAATACTGGGGAACAATCAATGCAATGGCTGCAAGAGAAGAAGGTCTTAGTGTTGATGAAGATGTTGATGATAGTGAAGAAGTCCAAGTTAATATTTGGATGCATAGAGGAAAAGTTATTAGGTTAGTAGAAAATCCTTTCAAGCCTTTTAGAAATCCTTATCAATCTTTTGTATATGAAAAAAATCCATATACATTTTTTGGTATTGGTGTACCAGAAAACATGGATGATGCACAACAGATTATGAATGGTCATGCAAGAATGGCAATTGATAACTTAGCATTAGCTGGTAACTTAGTATTTGATGTTGATGAAACAGCTTTATCATCTAATCAAAGTATGGAAGTATATCCAGGTAAAATATTTAAAAGACAATCTGGTGTTCCAGGACAATCTATTTATGGAATTAAATTTCCAAATACTGCTGTAGAAAATATGCAGATGTTTGATAAATTTAGACAACTGGCAGATGAATCAACTGGTTTACCATCCTATTCACATGGTCAAACTGGTGTACAAAGTATGACTAGAACTGCTTCAGGTATGTCTATGTTAATGGGTGCAGCATCCTTAAACATTAAAACAGTAATTAAAAATATTGATGACCAACTAATTAAACCTTTAGGACAAGCAATGTTCCAATGGAATATGCAATTCTATGAAGGTGACTTACCTATTAGAGGTGATTTAGAAATTAAAGCTACAGGTTCTTCTAGTTTGATGAAGAAAGAAGTTCGTTCTCAAAGACTAACTATGTTCTTACAAACTGTACAGAATCCATCAATTGCTCCATTTGTTAGAATGTCAGAGGTGATTAAAGAGTTAGCATACTCTTTAGATTTAGACCCTGAAGAAATAATGAATACTAAAGATGAAGCAGAAATCTATGCTAAAATAATAGGACTACAAAATGTTAACAAAACAAATGGCACTCCAACTAATGCGTCTGGTGAACTCGGAGGAATGGCAGGTATGGGTGGACTACCTGAACAAGCTTCAGGAAATGACAGCCCAGGAAATGGCGAAGGCTCAATCGGACCAGGTAATTCACCAATGCCAGGGGAGATGGAATTTACTGGACAAGTTGAAGAACCTACAAACACAGGTTAGAGAATTAGCAAAGTAACAGTTGACGAATAACTTTTCTGTTGCTATAATAACAATACGGAGATAATAATTTATGAAAAAAATAAAAGCAGTTAAAATGGCTACAGGTGGTTTGATGTCACAACCTCCATATATTGCTAAGGATGATTTAATGGGTGCGTATGATATTACTACTCCTAAATCTACTAGACAAGGTTTACCTTCTAGAATTATGTCCCCTAACAAAACAAGATTAAATAAAGGTGGCTTACTTATACCTAGAAAAAAATATGAAACAGGAGATTCTGTTCTATCTAAAATAGAAGAAAAAAAATTTGAAACATTAAAAGCTTTAGAACAATCAGGTATAGATTTAACAGCACAGCAAGAAGAACAATTAGAAAAATATGAAGCTGCTAAAAATGTTCAACCTAAAAAACAAATGGCTATTGGTGGTCAAGTAACTGAAAAGTATGCTCAACAACCTGACTATCAAGCTTATGCTGAAGGTGATATTGTAGAAGAAGATACTGATATGGAAGAGAACATGGACATGGAAGAAGATATGTCTATGGAAGATGATATTAATTTATTAGAGCCAATGGGTATGGAAGATGAAATGCCTATGGATGAAGAAGAAGATATGGAAGAAGAAGATTATGGTGACATGGATGCTATCATAGACACTTCAGCTTTATCGGAAGAAGAAGAAAAAATTTTAGATGATGCAGTTGATATGCATCCAGAATTAGAAGCAATTATTCCTAAGTTAGTTGCAACAGAATTTACAGAAGATGGAGAAGTAGAAGGACCAGGTACAGGAACTTCAGATTCCATCCCAGCACTTTTATCAGATGGTGAATTTGTATTTACAGCAAAAGCAGTTAAGAATATTGGTGTAGACAAATTAAGAAAGATGATGAAAAAAGCAGAACAAGATTATGATGCTGGAATTTCTTCTCAACAACCAGAAGAAGAAGTATAAAAGAATTTGTAGAGAAAGGTAACTCTACGAATAGACAAGCTACCTTATAATAAATTATTATTGTAAGCCCTTGTAGTTTCGTTTCAAACAGAAAAACCTACCATAGCTACCTTCAGTTATGAAGCCCTAAGGAGGACAAAATGAGTACAAACGAAGAAGGACTAAAAGAAGTCGCAGCAAACCCTTACAACAGAAAGAAATCTTGGCATACAAATGATGTAATGCCTTCAGATAAAACATCTGCTGATACAGGTTTGTTCGAGCCAAACCCTGGAAGTAATAACACACAATCAACAGCTACTGCTAATAGCAACCCTGATGATTCTGATGATAATACGACAGCTACTATGGATAAGGTTCAAGATTCTGCACTTAATGTAGAAGCTAACCCTTATGCAAAAGTTGATTACAAAAAAAGGTATGACGACCTCAAACGATACTATGACAGGAAACTAAATGAGTGGAGTAGTAAGGAAAGTGAACTTAAAGTACAACTTCAAGAGAACAGACCTAAGTATACACCACCCAAATCTAAAGAAGAGCTAGAAGCTTTTAAGAACGATTACCCTGACATTTATGGAGTTGTGGAAACTGTATCTCACTTGCAATCTCAAAATGAGGTAAAAACTTTACAAGAAGAATTAGAAAGTTTAAAGAAAGCTAATAAAACTCTTCAACAAAGAGAAGCTGAATTAGAACTCTCTACTTATCATCCAGACTTTGAACAAATAAAAGAGTCAGATGATTTTCATGACTGGGCTGATGCTCAACCAATGGAAATTAAAAAATGGATATATGAAAATAATTCTGATGGTAAACTTGCTGCAAGAGCAATTGACTTGTATAAGAAGGACCGAGGACTTGGTTTAGATAAAAAAACTAAGAAGAACAATTCTAAACAAGAAGGTGCTGACCTGTTAGTTAAAACTAAAGAACAGGCTCAAATACCAGAAGGTAAAGAAAAGTTTTTCAGACGTTCTGATATCGCTAGGATGTCAGACGATGAGTTTATGCAATACGAAAAAGAAATTGTAAAAGCTCAACGAGAAGGTAGAATTATAGATTAATTCTATCTATTTTTTATTAACCAATAAACACAAAGGAGATAACTACTATGGCAAAATTCGCAGGTGGTTCAACTTATAACTTTGGATTAGGTGTAGCAGGACAAACAAATGGTTTCTTTATTCCTGAAGTCTATTCCAAAAAAGTACAAATAGCTCTTAGAAAAGCTGCTGTTGCAGAAGCAATCTGTAACACAGATTATATGGGCGAAATATCAAGCTTTGGTGATACAGTAAACATCATCAAAGAACCTCAAATCTCAGTTGCAGATTACACTAGAGGTCTAGCTGTAACTTCAACTAACTTAACTGACCAAGAACTTGTTCTTACTATTGACCAAGCTAAATCTTTTTCATTTAAGATTGATGACTTAGAGAAGAGATTCTCTCACGTTAACTTCCAAGCTGTAGCTTCAGACAATGCTGCATATGCTTTAAGAGATGCAATGGATGCAAACATCCTAGCAGCTATTTCTGCAGGTGCAACTGTAACTACAGGAATGGGAACTACTGGAACTCCGATTGATATCGGTTTTGGTAGTGGAGAAGTTGACCCATTAAACCAAATGTCATTAGCTGCTAAAGAATTAGATGAAGCTAATGCACCTGAAGAAGGTAGATGGTTTGTCGCTGCACCTGAATGGTACAACGAACTAGCTAACACATCTTCTAAACTTTTATCAGTAGACTTTAATGCTGGTCAAGGTTCAATCAGAAATGGTTTAGTAGCATCTGGATTACTAAGAGGTTTCCA